AAGCGACGGAAAAGTAGGCACAGCACTAATACAAGAGTACAGATTCAACCAGTATTGTGAACGTTTACAGGCCTTAATTGCGCAAAAACTTGACGACGAATTCAAGATGTTCTTGAAGTGGCGCGGGTTTAACATTGACTCTGGCTTGTTTGCAATCAAGTTCAATGCCCCACAAAACTTTGCCAGCTACCGCCAAAGCGAGTTGGACAACACACGTATACAAGCGTTCATGCAACTTGAACCGCTAAACTACATGAGCAAGCGTTTCTTGCTTGAACGCTTCTTGGGACTAACTGAAGAAGAAATCAAAGAAAACGAAACAATGTGGCGTGAAGAGCGTGACCAGCCTGAAATGCAAACTACACAAGGACAAGACTTGCGTAGCGTGGGTGTAACACCAGGCGGCTTAGAATCAGACGTTCAAACTGGTGAAGAAATTGGACAAATGGAACCTGCAGGCGCACAGCCTGGATCACCAGAGTTAGCTGGTGGAGCACCACCAGCACCTGGAGCCGCACCCGGCGCGGCACCGCCAGCAGTATAAATATTGATATGATACTCAATGAGTTTTGGCACAAAGAACCTGGCGCCTATCAGGATCTTGACAAAGATAACAGCCAAACACAACTAGGCGATTTGCGTAAAACGCATCTTACCCTGCGCCAACTCAATAAGTTGCGCAAAATGAACGACGTCCGTACCGTCGAATACAAAGAGAAATTAAAATTGGTGCGTCAGCAGTATGCACCCGCGCCAGCACCTGCCGCGTAAAAAATTTTAAATATCTGCCTTTTTCACACCTTAAACCACTGCTTTTTCTCCTGATGTGTAAATAAACACATACTTTACCTATAGGAGTTTCCCATGAACAGATTTGAACAGTTAATCGAATACGTGATTAATGATGAAGAGGCGAAAGCCAAAGAACTTTTCCATGACATCGTTGTAGAAAAGTCACGCGAAATTTATGAAAACCTCATGCAAGAAGAAGCCGAGGAAGATCTTGACGAGTCAGCTGAAGAAGAGCTTGACGAAGGCGCTGAAGAAGAACTCGACGAAGACGCTGAAGAAGAGCTTGACGAAGGCGACATGGGTGGCGACGCCAGTGACGACTTGATCGACGAAGTTGAAACTGACGAACAGCAAGACATGAGCATGGAAGGCGAAGAAGACCTTGAAGGCGGCGACGAAGGCGGCGACTTTGGTGGTGACGAAGGCGGCAGCGACGAGCCAGCTACCAAAGATGACATTATGAATTTGGAAGACAAACTTGACCAACTAATGGCCGAATTTGAAGACCTAATGGGCGGCGAAGGCGACGGCGACGGTTTTGGTGCTGACGAAGGTGGCGACGCTATTGAAGTTGACGACACAGAAGAAATGGGTATGATGGAAGCTGTTACTCTCAAAGCGGCCCCAAAGCCAGTGACTTCTGAAGAAGGCGGTGTCAACAAGAAGTCTACTGTAGCCGCTAACGCAGGTGCAAAAGGCCCAATTGGTAACTCAGTTAAGCCAGTACACGCTGGTGGCGAAATGGGCGGCAAGCATGATGCAGCCGGCGCATACAGCAACAGCACAAAAGACTTGATTGGCAAAGTTGGTAACACACCGGCTCAAAGCACACAAAAATTAAGCCCAGCTACAAAGCCTACAACAGGCCAAGCATCTGGTGTTAACACAAAGAGCCCAGTAGCTCGCGGTTAATCAATGAAAACTCTAAGAGAACAACTTACTTTTACACAAGCCAACATCCAAGTGCTGGAAGAGTCCAGCATGGATGGGCAAGGTAAGAATCTCTATCTCAAAGGCATTTGCATTGAAGGCAACAAGCGCAATGCAAATGACCGGGTATATCCCTTACACGAAATCAGCAAAGCGGTTAACACTATTAATCAACAGATTAAAGAAGGTAACTCAGTTTTAGGTGAAGTTGATCATCCTGATGATCTCAAGATTAATCTAGACCGTGTGTGCCACAGTGTTGAAGGTATGTGGATGGATGGTGATGCTGGATGCGGCAAGTTAAAGATTCTTCCAACCCCCATGGGTGAGTTGATCAAAACGCTGTTGACATCTGGTGTAAAATTGGGAGTTTCAAGCCGCGGAAGTGGCAACGTTGATGACAGAACAGGACATGTTAGTGACTTTGAAATAGTTACTATAGATGTGGTTGCCCAACCCAGTGCACCTAATGCATACCCCAAAGCAATTTATGAAGGCATGATGAACATGAAATATGGTCACAGACTACTTGAAATTGCTCGGGAGGCTGGTGAGGACAGCAAGGTACAGAGATACCTAAAGAGTGAAGTTGTAAAACTCATTCGGGATCTCAAAATATAAGGAGAACCAGGCATGTTAGATGCAATCAAACCATTGCTTGATAGTAACCTGATCACCGAGGAAACTCGTCAAGAGATCAACGAAGCATGGGAAGCCAAGCTAAGTGAAGCTCGTGAGCAGGCTCGTGCAGAACTCCGTGAGGAATTTGCACAACGCTATGAGCATGACAAGTCAGTCATGGTTGAAGCCTTAGATAAAATGGTTACAGAAGGTCTAGCCGCAGAGATTCAAGCCGTTGCCGCTGAAAAGCAAGCATTGGCAGAAGATCGCGTCAAGTTCCAACACAAGATGAAAGAATCAGCACAGAAGTTTAACGGCTTCCTGGTTACTAAACTTGCCGAAGAAATTGGTGAACTGCGTAAGGATCGTAAGATGCACACTGAAGGTCTAGCAAAACTAGAAAACTTCATGGTGCATGCGTTGGCTCGTGAAATTCAAGAGTTTGCCGCAGACAAGCGTGACGTAGTGGAAACAAAAGTCCGCTTGGTACGTGAAGCTCGTGAAAAACTTGAGACTCTTAAGACACGTTTCGTCAAGGAAAGTGCAGAGAAAATGAGCCAGGCTGTAAGCCGTCATCTAAAAGCTGAACTCAATCAGTTACAAGAAGATATCAAAGTTGCTCGTGAGAACAGCTTTGGTCGTCGCATCTTTGAAGCATACGCCGCAGAATTTGGCGCTACTCACTTAAATGAGAAAGCAGAAGTTCGTAAGTTGTATGCCCAGCTAGAAGCTAAAGATGTACAGTTGGCGGAAGCCATCAAACTCACCGAAAAGGCGAAAGTCGTGGTTGAGTCAAAAGAACGCGAACTGCGTATGATCAAAGAATCCAATGAGCGTGAAAGCACAATGGAAATGTTGCTGGCTCCCTTAAACAAGGAAAAGCAAGAAGTCATGCGTAATTTGCTCGAAAGCGTACAAACTTCACGTTTGAAAAACGCATTCGAAAAGTATCTACCAGCAGTGTTAGAAGACAAATCTGTAAAAGCCGCCAAAGTGATTACAGAGCAAGTTTCTGTTGCAACTGGTGATAAAACTGTTAACAGTACAGCTACGGAAGACCGCAGTAATGTGATCGACCTCAAGCGTCTGGCAGGTCTATAAATTTTTTAGGAGACTTAAATGTCACAAGAACTATTAGAAAGTCGCTGGGGCGAGACCAAAGAAGCATTGCTTGAAGGTCTGAATGGCTCAAAGCGCAACAGCATGGGTGTTATCCTTGAAAACACTCGTAAGTATTTGAAAGAGAACGCAAGTTCTGGTTCAACAGCCGCTGGTAACATTGCCACACTTAACCGTGTGATTCTACCAGTTATCCGTCGTGTTATGCCTACCGTTATTGCTAACGAGTTGGTTGGTGTTCAGCCCATGACTGGCCCAGTTGGTCAAATCCACACTCTGCGTGTACGTTATGCACAGAGTTTGACAGACACTTCCGCAGCCGCTACTTCTGTAACAGCTGGTGAAGAAGCATTGTCACCATTCAAGATTGCTACTGCATACTCTACAGTTCCTCAAGCTACTGCTACTGCCACTAACTACACTGGCGGTGCTACAGCTACCATGGAAGGTACTGGCGGTAAGCAGATCAGCGTACAAATCTTGAAGCAAGCAGTTGAAGCTCGCACACGTAAGTTGCAAGCTCGTTGGACATTTGAATCTGCACAAGACGCACAAGCCATGCACGGTATTGACGTTGAAGCAGAAATCATGGCCGCTCTGGCTCAAGAAATTACAGCTGAAATTGACCAAGAGATTCTTTTGAGCTTGCGCTCATTGGCATCTACTGAGTTCACATACAACCAAGCTACTGTATCTGGTACAGCTACATTCGTTGGTGACGAACACGCCGCTTTGGCAGTGTTGATCAACCGTGTTGCTAACTTGATCGCTCAGCGTACACGTCGTGGCGCTGGTAACTACGCTGTTGTTAGCTCAGCCGCATTGACTGTTCTTCAGTCTGCAACAACTTCTGCTTTTGCTCGCACAACAGAAGGTACTTTTGAAGCACCTACCAACACCAAGTTTGTTGGTACATTGAACGGCGCTATGCGTGTGTTCGTTGACTCTTATGCTTCTGACACAACACCTGTGTTGGTTGGTTACAAGGGTTCTAGCGAAGCAGACGCTCCAGCATTCTACTGCCCATACATCCCATTGATGTCTTCTGGCGTTGTGTTGGATCCAAGCACCTTTGAACCAGTCGTGTCATTCATGACACGTTATGGTTACATCGAGTTGACAAACACTGCATCTAGCTTCGGCAATGCTGGTGACTATGTTGGCGAGATCGCTGTATCTAACTTGTCTTTCAGCTAATCACTGCAAGGCTCTCCCAGGGATGGGAAGGTACGAAAAAGCCCCGCAAGGGGCTTTTTCTTTGGTAAGTATCTGGCATGATACACAATCTAGATCCACTCTGTTACTATTCAAACCGCAACTATCTCACACAGTGGTTTTATGATGATGTTATGGTCATTGTGGACAATGAAACATTGCCATTGCGTAACGAACTCTATCGTGAACGCGGTGACCAAACTGAAAGTCAGCGACTGCAACAGTTAATTGACCAGCACCCAATTAAAAAACATGTTGTTGATGTAACTCACAATGTGTTTCCCACTCATATTTTACAAACAGATTTAACCAGACCAATACTGACCAACAACTGTGAGTACTATTATCGTCCCGAAGCAGGTGTAGTATTCTTTCCTATATTTCTTTGGGCATTTAGTTTGCGCAATCACTTGTGGTGGAATTGTTTTAGTTTTGATGCTGGCGCCAACAAAGTCAGAGAGATAATGTGTCTCAACAATCGTCCACGCTGGCATCGAACTTGGCTATGGGCAGAGTTCAATCGCCTCAACACAATCTCTATGATGACTTATAGTTTTGCTACGTTGGAATCTGGAAGCAAGGCCTACAGTTATCCTTGTCCGTTGTTGTTGCCCGGAGAAGAACCTGATACCACACGCAACGATGTTGGTGTAGATTTAAAAGTCTACCATGAAACCGCCGTGAATTTGGTAACTGAAACCAGTGTAGATCAAATTTATCTAACTGAAAAAGCCTGCAAGCCATTCATGGCTCGACAGATACCTATCATGGTGTGCGGTGCCGGCACAAACAAATTTCTCAAAGACATTGGCTTAGATATGTTTGAGGACATAGTACCTTGGCAGAGTTGGGACAATGATACTGACAGCCAATCAAGATTAGAAAAAATTGCCAGCTTTGTTGACTGGTGGGTGCGCAGTGGCACAATCATGGGCACTTACCGAGAAGTCTTGCCCAGGATTGAACGCAACAAACAGTATTTCCACAGCGAAGCTTTTAGAAATCGCATCATGCACCAA